CTCCGGTGACCAAAAATCGCTGCAAAAACAACGTGGCAAATGGCCTATATGACCTGAACTCGTATGCATAAGACAACGACTTTCCTGCAACATAAGCCTGATGGCTAATGTCGTTAGGATTGCCGCGAGCGTTGAAGCGCCCCAAGGCCTTACCGAGTTTAGGTATCATAAGGTGCCCGTTACTTGTGGGAATGAAACAACGAGACAAAAACTCGCAGTCGACCAAAGCATCACGTACGCATACTTTAGCCTTCATGCAAGCCAACTTAGCAAAGTGCTCGTAGTCTCTACGCGCACGCTTCGGTATTTTAGCATTGGTTATTCGAGCGAGCATGTCATCGCCCAAAATGATAGCCCTGCTGTGAATACCGAATCGGCGTGCCCAAGAGAAGAATATGGAAGCGTTCCAGATGGAGTTGCGGAAAGTGGTTGACGTAGAACCAGAAGGGAGCTGATAGCGCAATTTAGCTTTGACACCAAATCGCCGGGATTGAGCCGTGTAAGAATTTGCCTGTAATATGCATCCTGCTAACCAGGGGGGCATACCCAGCCGGACGGCCCAACGGTGCTCTATCTGGCCAACGTCCTTCACTTGAAGCTTGTCATTCGAAGAAAAATCGGCCTCGATAAATGGCCCATCTCCTTCTACCACTGGAACGAAAGACTGTGGAACTTCTCCATACGCGATCTGCACAGTCGTTTTGTGGTCCTTAGCTGCATCTACCTTAGCTGATTGAACAAGGCGTTTTAAACAAGCCTGAATTATCGGGCCTGACAACGCATTGTGCAAGTCTGTCGAGGCGTTAACGATACGCCCAGCCCACTCAGGATCGTGTCTCTTCATGAGTAATTCGCATTTTTCAAAGACATCCTTGGTGGAAAACTCGTTGCTGGTAAACGATGCAAAACGATCTAGTGCCTTGACTAGCCTACGCTGCTTTGGGGGCTCAAACTGGAGCACCCATTCATCAAACAAATCCTTTGTCCATTCTACAACAGGGAGGGGTTCTGGTATCATCCGTCGCATCAGTTTATACGAGGATTTAACGATATATGGGTCAACCCTACTCTCTGAATGATAATTACAGCGCTTGTTGAAAGCTGACAAAAAAGATGAGAACGTTCCGTCAGTTAAGACGGGGTGATTATCCTCGAACAGCGGACCTAGTACAGTCTCGCGTTGGTGTCGGGATAAGGCCCGTAACTCATCCTTATATGCAGAGCCCTGAGGATTAACATGCATTTTAACCTGTGGAGTCAGGAGGAAGTTTTGGCGTAGTTGCACGCGTGAACCGAGCCGCCACGGACCATAGTGGCCTCGGTGTAGCAGGCCGCCACTGGCCATGGCGGCAGGGTTTTGTTGGGTTTGGGTGGTGTTTGTGGTGTGGGTG